TCGGCGGTCGCTTGGTGTATGTACCAACAGTCACTGTTTAATTAAATATATGGGTTAGGTAATTGTTGATGGCAACATCTTCCACCTTGTTGTTATATCTGTACACAATAAAAACATTTTCAAGATTACTCAATTAGGCAGTAATTGGAATAATGGTTCTAATGCAGGTAGTTTCTATTGGAATTTGAATAACAGTGTTGGGAATCGTAATCGTAATATCAGCAGTCACTTAGTAAATGCGTGGTTGATTTCAGGCAGTCCAAAAGGACTGTCTGTTTTCATATAAAAAATTGTGGAAATTACTTGACCCTGCCACTTGGCAAAACACAAAAGCCTGTCATTCATTGATGACAGCACATAGAATGAATCTGTTTTGGTAAATCCTGAAAGGAAGTTGAAGAATCAGAAACACGCATACAAAAATGACAGAAAGAATTGGTGGTTGTAATTATATGAAGCGTTATGGACATTTATATGAAAAGATTTATGATATGGAAAATTTGAAGTTAGCACATCAACATGCAAAGAAAGGGAAAGGATGGTATGCAGAAGTGCAAATGATTGATTCTGACCCTGATAAGTACCTGAAGGAATTGCAGGACATGCTGATAAATAAAACCTATCATACATCTGAATATGAAGTGTTCTATAAAAATGAGCATGGGAAGACAAGAAAGATTTATAAACTTCCTTATTTTCCTGACAGGGTTGCACAGTGGGCAATCTTGCAGGTAATTGAACCATATTTAATCAAGCACCTTATTTCTGATACCTTTTCAGCAATACCTGACAGGGGAATTCACAAAGGACTTAGCAGGGTAAAGAAAGCAGTCCAACATGATGTTCCAAACTGTCAATATTGTCTGAAGATAGATGCAAGACATTATTATCAATCAGTGAATCATGACATTCTGAAACAGAAATACAGAAAGATGTTCAAAGATAATGACCTTCTTTGGATTCTTGATGAAATCATTGATTCAATCAACACAGCAGAAGATGAAGACCTTGTTTCAATATATCTGTTAGATGAAGACATTGACCCAAACACAGGGATTCCAATTGGAAACTATCTGTCACAGTACAGTGGGAATTATTACTTCAGTGATTTTGACCATTGGATGAAAGAAGTCAAGCATGTCAAATATTACTTCAGATATATGGATGACATTGTGATTCTTGCAAGAACTAAGGAAGAACTGCATCAGTTGCTGAAAGAAATCAATGAATACTTCCATAACAATATGAAGTTAGAAATCAAGAAGAATTATCAAGTGTTTCCAACTTATGTCAGGGGTATTGATTACCTTGGTTATAGGGTGTTTGTTTCCTATGTGCTATTAAGAAAGCAAAC